GCAGGTTATAATGAGTATATTGATAAAGAGCTGAATGCAAAAGCTAATGCAATTGCAAATCAATATCAAGAAAAAATTGATTATGATATATCAAGCGACAAAGAAAAAATACATACGTATCAAGGATTACTTGTCAATTTCAATAATATTATTGATTTATACAAAAAATACAAAACAGAAAACGATAAATTAGAAAATAATTTAAAAACCAAGTCAAGTGACATTTTAACAAATGATAGAAAAACATATTATGAAGATCAGGGCATTTCAAGTCTAAACACTTACTATTCAATTTTAATAGGTATATACATATTTGTAGTAGTAGTGTTTTTATTATCTATTTTTTTGGTGAAAACAAATACAAGTTTTAAAGTTCGAATTTTTGTTTTATTTTTAATGATACTATATCCATTTGTGTGTTACGGGTTATTTCATTTATTATACAATTTGTACAATAACATAAAAGGAATATTCCCTAGTAATGCTTACCGTACGTTGTAAACTATAATCAATTATATATCATACAAAAAAAATATAGATGTATGTATAATATATACATATATAATATGAATAAAATATTACAATTGTTTTTATATACATTATTTTATTTTCAATTAAATAATGTATTAAAACCATTTGTATACGATAATTTTGAAATATTTAAAGAAGAACCAATTATATTTTTTCCACTAGTATATTCTACAAATATATTTATTTTATATGTTTTTATAGCATTAAATGCTAATCTACTTATTTTTTCCAAAATAAGTCTATCATCATTGTATACACTTTCGCTTATTTATTTAAAATATGTATTAGATAATGTTATTGAAAGCAATACTATTGGTATACATCAATATGAATTTAGAAGAACAGTTATGTGGTTATTTACTACACCATTAATTCTACAAATATATTGCGATATGAATAAGTTAACACTTACTGATATAAATGCTCGATATCATATTATCAGTAATTTTATACATGTATTATTATTTCCTTTTCGTAAAACACAATATAATAGTTCCATTATATTAGCACTATCTTTATCAGAATGTTATTTTATTTATAAGTTATTCAATTTAAAACAACAGCGTTATACTACATTCATTCTCTTTATTTGGATTTTATTTACGTTTATTAATGTTATTGAATTAACTAATATATTCAATATATACGATGTACAGTTATTTTATTTATTAAGTGATATGATTGCAAAATTAACAACTATATTAATTGTAAACGATTATGAAGAGCAAACATATTATATTAAATCTAATATAGATTTACAATCCATAAATTTAATAACTGCTATTAAGAAATCTATACAGCAATTTGAAAACTCAACAAATATTACATCTAAATGTAAAATGGTGATGAATTTAATTGACAATAGATTGACATCTTTTATTCCTACAGATACAACATCGTTAAAATTAGAGTTATTAAAAAAAATATTACCGTTAGAATTAGAGGATAGATACTTAACCCAAACAAAAGATTATAAACCATATGACTTTATTTGTGTATTATTTACAGATATTGTGTCTTATACAGAATTAGCTAGAAAATATGATGCTGATGTTATATATAAATTATTAAATGACATATACACTCGATTTGACGATATTATTAATCGTTATAAAAATTTACAGAAAATAGAGACTATTGGTGATGCATATATGGTTGTAAGTGATATATATACAAATGATCAAACAAATAATGTTAAAAATATAATTTTATTTGCATTTGATATATTAAAAGAAATAAAAACTATTCCTACTCCTGATGGCACACCATTGCAACTACGTATAGGAATAAATCTTGGTAATGTGGTTGTTGGTATATTAGGTGTTGAAATTCCGCGACTGTGTGTAATAGGAAACACTGTGAATGTTGCAAATAGATTACAAACTACAACAGACCCAAATACTATACAAATAAGCACACATGTATATGAAATTGCAAAAGAAAAATTTGTTGATATAGATTTTAATGAAAAAAAAAATGTATTTTTAAAAAATTTGGGTTCGCGAACAACATATGTTATTTCACCATCAACCCAATAATTATTTTACATGATTAAAACAAAACGAGACGATTGTGTCATGATTTGGATATGTTAATATTTAATTTATAATGTTATTTGTGTGTCATGTCCTCTAATGTTGAAATCATTGTATTGTAAAGATATATAATTTCTATTTTTTCTGCTTCTGTCAACTTGTCTAGTTGTAGAAGTTGCATAGATGTTAAAGGTTTATAATTTTTGATGTCATCTTTCATAACGGTAAAATCAGTGATTTCTATATTTTTTCTTAATTCGCTCAAATACTTTTCGTTGAACTCTTGTGATAATCTTAGAGTATTACTCCTTTTTGGTTTTGAATTTAAATTGTGTTTTTCGTATTCTTTATACTCCTCCATTTATATATATATAATAATTTATATTTATATATTTTTGTATAATTTTTTATATTTTACATAACATATATACAAAGATGTTTTAACAATGAGGTTGATACAGTAACTTCATTGCTTGTTTGTATGACATTTCAGGATATTTTTTTTGTAATTCATGTATTTCAAGTGTCATGCTTTTACATGCGTTTACTTTATCTGTATTTGACCACCATATATCAATACTGTCACATGTTTCACTTATTTTTGGTACTATAATTACATCTCTAAAAACTGAAAAGTCTACTCTTTTTTTTATATGTTTTTTTATATTTTCATTGGAAATATAACGTTCATCGTAACAAGTATAAAAAGCTCGTTTATTCATATTTGTTAAAATTTAATTAAAATATGTAATATTATATTTTTAATATTTAATCTAAATAAAAAATATATTTCAATTTTATTATTTATAGTATTTTATACTATTTTGTATATCGAAATTGTAAGTTATAGATCATCGATTTGATTAATATTATCATCAGGATACAATATTTGCACTCCATGCCAACCGCTTGGTTTATGAAGACCATATTTCTTATCCATATACATATACAGTTCTTCTCCTTTTGGCATTTTCTTATTTCCTTGTTCTTGTGTAAACCAATATTTGAAATGATTTGCTAATTCTTGTTTCTTTATTCTATCCTTTGCGTTGCCAGTTTTTACAACATTTTCCATTACGAATGCAGCAATATGATCTTGACCAATTCTATATTTGTTGGATGCTTTCATTACATAGTCACAATCTGGAACATTGCCATCTGTTTCAAATGCAATTTTAACAAGCATACTTGCAAATATAGGTGCAAATACTGGTATTTTTTCTTTTAATGTTTTGTCTTTTGGGAAAATATACGGTGTTTCATCGGTATGTGGTTCATCATCATTAATGAATTTGGATACAAAATCACATTTTCTAATTCTTCTCCATGTACCATCATCATTACTTTCAATGTCAAACAAATTATTTGTACATACTACAAGATTGAATTGCGGTTCAAAGGTCTCACTCTCTGAATAAAGTGCTCTGCCTTGAATTGGATCACCACCAGTTAATTCCTTCATAATACCTTCATTTAATTTCATACCTTTTGATGGTTCGTTCATGACTGCGTATCGAATACCTTTTAATTGCATGATTTCAGATGATGTTCCACCAATTGCATTACGTTTTTCTGTAACCAAAGTAATTGGAACAGTTCCCTTGTAGTCACCTAAAACTGCGGACATAACATCGGCTAAAATTGATTTTCCATTACTTCCACTACCATGATAAACATTAAACGTTTGATTTTTATTTGTACCAATCAAACATGACGCTAAATGGTTCCACATGTACTTATTCAGTTCTTGAATTGGAAATAATTTATTCATGAAATCATGAATTTGGTTTATAGTATCAGGATAAGTTTCATTGTTAATTGTATCAAATGGTACATAATTAATTCTAGTTGTTTTCGTAATATAATCCTGAGGATAACCATCGCGAAATTCTTTCGTATTAAAATCAATGACGCCATTGTTAAAGCATAATAAATGTTTGTTCGTGTCCATGCTTTTAATAAATTCTTTATCATAAAACAATTCCATCGCCTCACGCATAATATTATTTTTATCATTTGTACGTTTTAATTTTTGCATAATATCCGACATTGATTTCATTTTCTTTTTGATATATTCAGATCTATCATCACCTTGTTCATAATGATGATATTCATTTTCTAAATTAGTTCTACGATTTGAATACAAATTATGAATTTCTTTCGAAATTGCAAGACGTAAACTTAAACCGCGGTCAGGTTCCCATCTATGATTTTTAAATACATACCATATACCCTTTTTATCATAACTAACGCAGACATATCTATCCTTATATTTTTGAAATAATACTTGCGCAATATCAAATTCTGTTTGCGACTCTATGGTTTCTTCAATGTAAAATTCTATGGTTGTTTCTAGTACTTTCTCATATTCTTCAAATGCATCTTGTTTGGCCCAATACAATATGGATTTCCTTGTAACACCAGTTTTTGACGTATTGAAATACTTCTTCCAATCACTGTATAAATTTGGAATGGTTCCATAGTCAAAATCAGATGCTTTACTTCTTAGCATAACCCAAGACAAGAATAATCGTTCATCTGTGTGTTTCAACGCAAATGCTACTTGTCTGTTTAAAAGATGAGATCCTGGTTCGTAATATTTTTCAGGTAATATTTGAGTATACATATGTGTTTCTTTAACTTCATATTCATTTGGTTTTAGTTTTTTTAAAACTATATCCATTGCTTTATTTAATGTTTCTTTATTGTTGATTTCATTTAATGAAATGTATTCATCATCATTATCTTGTTGATCGTCTAAAATAAGATTTACTTTTGTTTTACTTGCAGGTTTTTTTATTTTACTTTTATTATCAAGGTGTTTATTGTATGCATCTATTATTTTTGGATTTAATTCAAAAGAAGGAATTTTATTATTTTGTACAGATAATTTATAGAAATTTTGCTTCATATCAAATTGTGCAACTTTCATCTCATCCATCATAAACTCACCATCGTTTTTATCAAAAGTTACGATAAAATGATCAGTTAATTCATATGCTTCGTTGTGTGGTTTTCTTGAACCGAATAATTGCCAATTTGTTTGACCTTTACTAATGCCTTTATCCAAAACGGCATCCCAACTATTTATCAACGGCAATTCCCATGTTTCTTGGATTTTTTCTATTATTTTGTCACGTAACATCATCTGAATTGTATGATCAACTTGAAAACAAATCATCATATGAATGCCATCTTTTGTCATACTTTTATCTTCTAATCTATTTACATGTGGTTTTTCAAAAATAAATATGTCAAATGGGTTGTTTTCTTCAAAAATGAAATAGTTTTTTAATTCTTCTAAATATAACAAAATCATATCTAATATATTCTCTCTTGTGTGTTGTCGCGTTTCAACATCATAAGCATATTTGAAGTCAAAATCGACTAATAATGGTCCATCTTTATCTAATTGTTTTTCAGTTAGATATTCTTTCTTTTTTTTAACAAAAATATGATCATAATATAAAGCATAAAACTCAGGCAAGCTTTCCTTTGGTATTATGTAAGAACCAGGATAAATATTCAATTCTTTATCTGGAATTCGAGTATGTGTATGTGTTATTCCATTAGAAGTTGTGCTGGAATTGGAATTTTCAGTTGTCTTAGCACTATGCTTATATAAGAATTCACTAAGGTCTTTAAATTGTCCGTGGTTCATATTAAAATCATTCATATATTTATGATATAATATATCGATATTTTTCTATTTCATTTTTTTATAATTCAAAAAATGAAACCCTAATACATTTTTTTTAATAATATCAATAAAACATATAAATATAAATTATTAATTTATTAAAAGTAATAATTCATTATGACAACGTTTATCACAAAAGAAACAATTACGCGTTTATTAAATGATGTAAAACAAATAATTAAACATCCATTAATCGAAAATGGTATTTACTATATTCATGACGATACAGATATTTTAAAAGGCTATGCATTAATAATAGGACCTTCAGAGACACCTTACTTTGCAGGCAATTATTTTTTTCAATTTACATATCCAAATGATTATCCACATAGTCCTCCCAAAGTTACTTATTGTACCAATGGAAATGGTATAAGATTTAACCCAAATTTATATAAATGTGGTAAGGTTTGTGTTTCACTTTTGAACACTTGGACAGGTGATCAATGGACGTCATGTCAAACGATTTCAACTGTATTACTAACTTTATGCACATTATTATGTAAGGATCCATTATTGAATGAACCAGGCGTAACCAAACATCATAATGAATTCGATAACTATACCAAAATAATAGAATATTCCAATATTGATGTAGCAGTGGGCGATGTTGTTAATAAAAAACAAGGGTTGTTTCTTCCTTTTTTTGATGTATTTTATCATGTTGTGTTAGAAAACTTTCAAAAAAATTATGAAGAAATAATCAAATTTTTAGATAAAAAAATAGATGAAACAAAAAACAATGAAACTAGATTAATTAAAGGTGGTTTTTATAATATGACAGTAACACTCGATTATCCAAAACTAAAAGAAAAAATAACTACATTATACTCAAAAAAAAATATTCAAAATTTAGTGGAAGAAAAATAAGTATTATCATAGAATATTATTTTTATACATTTTTAGATATGGTTTAATTATAATAGGATCTCTAAATAAAATATTTTTTCTTTCCTTGTCATCATAACTGATTTCGGTAAAAGTATTATTCACTACATTTAATATATTTTTATATTCTTCCGTGTTTTTATTTTTATTGCTGACATTTTCAGCGTCGACATTATGGACTTTAAAACCAAGGTTTAAAGATATGAATTGTAGCCAGTTATCTTTTTCTATATTTACAATAATTAATTTATCTGGTTTTTTTTTGAAATAATTAAGAATATCTAAATAATATGTTTCGCGATAGTTAATCCATGATTTACATAATTCACTGGTGCAAGGATATGCCCAGTTAGTTTCCAAACCATATAATTTTTTATCTGCAACACCATGTTGAAATCTACTAATTAACCATTTATCCAAACTTCTTGTGTTTAATATAAAAATAGAATTAGGATAATCCATATCTAATTTTTTAAAGTTGTTTAAATCACCATTATCTGAAAAACAATCAAAATTATTTATTTGCCATACTGTGTCATGTTGTGATTTCAAATTATTTTTTAAGAATAATTTGTGAAATGTTGATGTAGCTGTCTTATTAAAACCTATTACAAAAATTTTACTCATTTATATAATACTATAACACTATTTAATTTTATTTTATTATTTAAAACAAAATTGAAATAAAATAAACATCTTATTATTATAAATAGAATTAAAAATGCACTTTTGTAATAATTGTGAAAATATGTATTATATACGTATTAATGAAGATGACCCCAATAAATTAGTTTATTATTGTCGCCATTGTGGAAATGAAGATGACACCCTATCTAACGATGATATAACTGTTTCAAAAATTCAAATTAAAAA